TTTAAGGGACAAAAGAAAATTTACATGGACAGTCTCAATGTTGCGCAATCGTTTAAGACCTGTGTGCACGGTTCGCCTATGTTTTTATCGTGCTCAGAGTGTGGTGACGTTCGAATTCCCAAGGGCGAGAAAGCACCCTCTTTCTGTGAGACAATAGATTCTGTTCCGATTGATAGTGTTGTCTCTTCGATTACTGAGGTGCCATTGGACTCCCAAGCTGGTATAATGGGAGCCACCCTTGGTTGGTTTTTACGGTCGTGGTTTAATTCCGGTTTGAAGTACGCGAAAGACACTTTTGTTGGTGAGTTTCGTATGTTAGAAACTGAAGCTACTCATGTGTTGTACCACTATCGGAAAAGATGGCGTGATACTATTTTCCATACGTGGACCGATTGGATTCCTGATAAGTGCGTAGATACGTATTTTGGTCGTTATATGATCAGACGTGCCGTACTTTGCCAAAACCATCGTCGCGTTGTTTGGCTTCGGAATCTCTGTCTTTTTCTGTTTTGTGCACTAGTTGCAGATTGTATACTGAATGGCTTTGCCTGGTGGGATTTTGCTCTAGTACTCATGTTGATATCAACATATAAGAGCATAATTCTTGGTTGGGATCGCCGTTTGGAAGCGGAGCTTTTGTCCCGCCGTGATGACTTGGGACCGATGGCCAAAGCCGTTAGAGAAAAATATGCTATGAAATCTCTAGCCTTTGTGGGTGCCATTGGTTTGACATATGGTGGTTTTTTGGTTTTGCGAGAAGCCCTTCGGGCTGGTCGCCGCATAATGGGCGGTAGAATTTATACCCCCTTTGGAACCACCTATGATAACCACACTCCAACAACTCACAAGGTTGTCAATTCGCGAGGTGCCCCTCTGTTCCAGTTCAATTGGGGACACGAGGAAGACACCCCAACTTTTGTCAATCAAGGTAATTTGCAACCAACGACCAAGGAAGAAGTAGCCTCCCGAGCAAGTGAGTCCAATGTTTGGAAGGTATCTGCACCAATTTCGTCTTTTGTGAATCACAAAGTTGCTACCAGTACTTTTGGTCATATTTCTGAAAAGATTATGGCCCAAACCGTCCATTTTTCCGTACTGGAAGGTGACAATTGGAAGGTATCCAATGGCATTGCCATTAAATCTAGAGTACTCCTCGTTCCTTTTCACATGCTGTGTGAGAAGACCACTGAACAGGGTACCCATGGCAAGCAATTGGACTCATTCAAGTATCGTATTATTCGCTATGACACCAG